CTATAGTAAAGATATTTTAGATACAATTTCGTTGTCACGCTCGATCATGCGATTTGTGACATGAAGATAGACACGTTTGGTTATGTCGCTATCCTCATGCCCGACACGTCTTGTGATGGTTTCCAGTGGCACACCAGCCTCTGCAAGCAGGGAAACATGCGTGTGCCGGAGTACGTGCGTTGAGATCGGTCTGCCAAGGGCAGATGATGATGTTTCTTTCAGATATTTGTTGAAGGCATAGTATCGCAGATACTGACCATTCTTATCGCAGAAGAGAAGATTTCCACGAAAGCCACAGAGTTTCTTCCTTTGGTTGGTGTCGTTACAAATTTCATGCAAGAGATCTTCTAACTCCGGTTGCATGAATACATCCCGGTTGGAAGTCGGGGTCTTAGGTGTTGTGACAGTCTGATTTACGGCATCATATGTTTTGGTGGTGTGTATTACCTTATTGGCAAAATCTATGTCATTCATGGTAAGTGCCAGCGCCTCACCCACGCGCAAGCCGGAAAGGACCATGAGTGCAGTTAGGTAGTGCCAGTGCTTGACACGCATGGCATCAAGCAGGGTGGAGAGTTCGGATTTCTCTAAAAACTTATGATCTAGTTTTTCGCGTGCCTCTTTATCGGGCAGAGGCTTGATCTTTTTGAGATAATTGATATCGGATATGTAATCGTTATCATAGCCCCAGCGGATCAGCGCCTTAAAGCGTGTGATACGTTCGTTGATAGTGCCAGGGGCATCATGATTTTTGATGAATTGTGTTTTGACATAGCCGGCAGAGAGTTGGTCTACTAATGTTGATGGTCCGAGCAATTTTAGGATGGATTGGGTGGCAAAGAAATTGCGCTGGTAGGTGGATGCAGAGACAGCCGACTTTTGGTAGTCGCGGTATAGATCGACCAACTCCTGCAGTGTGAGGTTATCCTGCTTCGTATATGCAGCAGTGGCGGCTATTGCACCCTCAATGCGGGTCTGTAAGATCTCTGTTGCCTGTTTCCTTACGGCGACGGTATTTTTATCCATAACCACAGAAACCTTGCGGTATTGACCGGTCAGAGGCTCCATGTAACGTTCGACAAATCGAACTTTTCCGTTTTTGGTACTTTCAGCCCACATAGTATCATCCTCCTTAAAAATGGGTACAAAAATAACAGCCAGCATGGAACGTCTGTTCCGCTTGCGAATGGCTGCCCCGAATGATACAATGTGCTTGTTGAGGGCTTTTGTATCATTCAAAGGCTTGTCCTCGGTGTTGGTAGCACCGGGGACTTTTTATTTATCAATGTTTGGACAACATTTTTTGCAAGGTTTATAGTTATTTATAATATCGTCGGTAAATTCAACTCGTACAGCATTTTTCATACCACTACAGTTAGGGTTAATATGATATATGTTTTGAACCGGTGAGAGATATACCATATCTATGGCTTTGATATCTATACCTAATAACTTGCCAAGGTAAGTAACATCTTGAGGGAAACATCTACAATGTCGATTTATTTCCGATGTCAATGTGTTGTTGAGTTGATTATATGGATTTTTATATCTTAGTGTTTTTAATAATAATATCAGATCAGTATATGTAGGTTTAAAATCAGAAAGAACTGAATTAAATATTATACCGGAGCGAATTTTGTTTCTAGGAACAAAATTATACATTCGTCCACCATGCGCAGCATTATTACGGAATTCCATACATACAAACAATATGTCCATCATTAGCATTCTAGCGTGGGCTTCAGAAATGTCTAGGTTTTCAAATTCTAAAAGACCATACATTAATTCTTCTTGCTGATCTGTTTTAAATTGGTCAATAAAATTAACCATAGTGCTGAAATATACGCTTTTGAAAAGAATCCATGGTGGAACAATACCATACGTATTGTAATAATAGTGTATAGGATCTTTTGGAGTATTTAATTGTTCTTTAAGTGCATCTAAAATAGCACCTAATCTAAATTTCTCAACTGACTTACGCTTATTTTGATAATTTTTGTATTTAAGATAATTGTTTTGATTTGTTCCAAAGGAATGAGCCACAACATCAGCAGCAAGTTCTTTAAAGTGTTCTTCTAGGTCTTGCATTGCTGCCATAACAGAGTTTCGGATATTTTTATCAAGTTCATAAATGGAGACAATCTGTTCAAAAGTCACTCCCGAACGATAGTGAATTGTATTATTTTCATAAAATACATATGGTTCTCTATAACTTTTTATTAGATTTGAATATCCATAACATTTTAGTATGGCTGTAGCTGTCTTTTCATTAGAAATAATAAGCCCTTGTTGCTTAAGTTTTTCTAGTTGTTCTTCTGGTGTAGAGTATTTAATCAGATCCTTTTCCATAAAAACCTCCATGTATAAACAAAAAGAGCCTTGGAAAATTTCCAAGACCCTTTTGTAGCCGCCCAGCAGCTATTTCCTATGTGCACATAATATAACATATGCAAGAGTCTTGTCAAGTATTCATGTGATATTATTGTATTATTTTTTGAAACTAATGGTACAGTATGAGACACAAAAAGTTTCAAATTAGGAACATCGTAGCAGAATAGTACAGTTGGATATCTATGCGACGTCGCATTAAAACTTCCCACGCAACTCTACAACCTTGCCAATGATCCGGACAGGTTTTGTCAGAATTTCATTATTGTCAAAGAAGAGGGTATCATAGGATGGATTGTTGGCAATCAATTCGATGCCATCGTGGTACTTTTTTAAGCGTTTGCAGGTGGCTTCATCTCCATTGACAGTCACGATTACGACATCACCGGTCTCTGCGTCATCCTGCTGGCGCACGATCACGACATCCCCATCACAGATTCGTGGCTCCATGGAGTGTCCTGATATACGGAGTCCAAAAAATTCTCCGGTCTTTGCCATTTCTTCTGTAATTTCTTCGGTATCAATGATTTCTTCAATGGCATTGATGGGGATGCCGGCAGCCACACGTCCAAGGACATTGATAGTGTAAGCGGTCGTTGGTCTTGTTGTGCCGAAATCATCTGTTAAATCAGAACGTCTACAATGAAAAATTTCGCACATTGCATCGACTTTACTCATGCGAGGAGTTTTTATCGCGTTGCACCAGTTATACACTGTGGTTGTGCTAACACCTAGACGCTTTGATAATTCTAATTGAGATATTTCATATTTGTTTAAATAGAATCTAAGTCTGCTGGCAAAGATTTCATTAAAATCTTTTTCCGACATTGAAGCATCTCCTTTCTTAATATATTTATAAGAGGATTATAAACAGAAAGTTTTATAAATGCAACACCAAAAAAGAAAAAATATAACTTTTAGTGTTGACATTAACTTAAAGTTATATTATTATAATGGCGTAGCAAGGAAACCGGCACAGAGAAAGGAGCGAAGATGAGCAAGAAAAAGGATAAAAAAAGCGGTCGCAAGCAGACCCTCACAAAGTTTGCACTTGCAACCGCACTCATAAATCTCTTGATCGAAGTCGTAAGACTGATCAAAGAGATCCTATAGGAGGCAGGGGGAGCAATCCCCCTACCTATAGAGAAATGTACCTTTTTCATGCCTCATTGTCAATAGAGGAAATATGAGGAGGTGGTAACATGGATATCTTATTAGACCTGGTACAGTTGATTTTAAGCGGACTTACATTGTTTTTATTATGTAAGATCGCAAAGGAAAAATAATGAGTGGCTGACCTATCGGCATGACGGGGAGAAAGAGAGAAAAACAAGAGAGAATGGAAAAATTACAGATTAGTTTAGCAGCAGCGCGTGTAAATGCGGGTTTGACGCAGGATGATGTAGCGAAGCATATGAAGGTGTCAAAAAAAACTATCGTGAATTGGGAGAAAGGAAAGGTAAAACCATCATTGGCAACTATAAAAATGTTGTCATTGTTATACCATATCCCGATTGATAATATTTTTTTGCCATAATATATAACTTAAAGTTGCATCGGCAAATAGCATAAGAAACACGAGCGAAAGGAGAGAGGCAGATGAAACGGAATACAGTAAGGCGACTCCTCCGCAAACAGATGGAACTGTTAGCGGAGAAATCGAAAGATACTTATCCTGCAGGCGATGAATTGAGTCAGAATTCATTCGCCATGTCAGAGATAAGCAGTGAGTTACTCAAAAGAGAAGCATTTTCCATCGTGTTGCTTGTCACATTGAGTTATTTTGTCATACGCTTCGCGATACATCGCAAGTAGTTTTTCAGGTTCATCATTTGGCTGAGCGTTTTTCTCAACATAAATGATGGCGAGTTGATCGTAAATATTCATAGCATAACCTCCCTTCGTAAAACTCGGACGTGTCAGCGTCCTGTGGGGAGAGTATAGCACAGATAGTAGATGACAATCTAGAGCAACAGAGTATCAGACTTTTTCATTCGGCTTATGCCAGGAAGAAAAGAAGCGGCATTAGAAATGCCGCCTCTGGTAGTTGGTTTGTCTGCAGTGAAATTAGGGTTTTGAAATAAATGTGCTATTATTTCAATTTTTTTACAAGTGTGATCACAGCGCAGAGCATGATCACAAATGTAAATAGGTCGCTATATGTAACGTACCTATCAGTAACCTCGCATTAAGATGATTTGCAGACAACCTCAAATAATAGTTATTCCTTTGCAATTCCTTTCTGGCATAAGCCGAATGAAAAAGTTTAAGAGTAACAAGTCAATACTATCACAAAATGCTTAGTACATACAGATAGAGCATAAAAATATAGATACCACGAGCGAAAGGAGATGAGATAAAAAAGATGATTTTAGATTTGATGGCATTGAAAGATTTTATTGATAAGTCTGGACTAAAACAAAAGGTGATCGCTGAGAAATCAGGGGTATCAGAAGTTCAATTATGCTTAATTTTACAGGGGAAAAGAAAGTGTGAGGTAGGAGAGTATGCAAGTATCTGTGATGCATTGGGCGTAAGGGTTGACAAATTTATTAAGAAAAGCCCAAAAACAAAAAACTGCTAGGAGCGCTATTCCTAACAGTTTTTGCCTAAATTTTTTGACCTTATGTACTTTGCAGGCTTTCACCACATTTGATAGCGCCAAATGCTTCTTTAAGTACTCCGCTACTTACGCAGTTTTAGTTCAGCGATTATTGATTAGTAAATGAGATTAGTAGCCCATTAGTTAGCGGACTTTCGGGAGTATCTGGTATGGTGGAACATTTTGACGAGTGTCCGCTCATGCGTTTGTTAATCCTCTTCTCTGAGGCACTACGCCATACTGATTGCTACATTTTACGCCAGTTTGAAATGCTTTGGCATCCATTATTGCGACCCTCAATTAAAGGAACAGGGCACGTTCAAAAGTTTGGTCATAATAGCCAACTCCTTCCTTGCCCTATTTGGGTAGGAAGATTTTATCATTATCAAAATAAAAATTCAAGTATTCAAAAGGTGTTCAATGTTTTCAAAGCAGGGATTAACGAGGGAAAAGCAGCGAGTAGAAAGGAGGACAGGATGCAGACAATTTACCAAAATAAGTCAGCAATATGCCGTACCTTTGGCATAGGGCGGCAAACAATGTACCGGTATGAAGCCGGCATAAGAGAGCAGATGGAGCATGGTCGTTACAACGAGTATGCCATCATCGACAATGAGATAAATGTCGGTGTGTTTGCGGATTATATCAAGTATCGGAAATTGTTGAAAAATAAGAATGCGCGGAAGTATGTACCGCCGTTTAATCTGCAAAAGGCACTAGCGATGGTCGTACCGGAGGAAGAGGAATGACCGAGCAGGAGAGATACTTCATATTGGTACGGATGCTTCGGCAAAAGAAGAAAATCAGGGTCTATAGTCATATGTCAATGTATGACGATGGCTGGATCAAGATTTATGAGGTAGTCGGATCCGGACAGGAGACGCGTCTTGGTAAGTGCCTGGTCGCCGTCTCAGACGATGACGAGGACGCGCTTTACCGGCGCGCCGCCAATGATATACGAATGATCTTAATATGGGAAAGGGAAAAGGATGAAAAAGAAAAGTAAAGAGGTTTTGGCAGATTGTGCGCTGGCATTAGTGGCGGCTGCCATGTTTGGCACGGCACTTGGCTGTGTGATCGTGACAAAGGATGAGTGCAACTTGCTCCGGCGGCAGGTCGGACAAGCCATGCTGGAGGTTTCAAACCTACAGACAGCACAGGAAGATGAGATGTACCGTTTGGAGCAGGTGGAAGCAGAGCAGGAGCGCATGAAGGAAAATGTTGAGGCAAACAATCGGAAGTATGCAGCAGAAATGGGGATCCTTGCCCGATGCGTAGAAGCAGAGGCAGAAAATCAGTCCATCGATGTCAAGCGTGCTGTTATATCCGTGATCTTGAACCGGGTGGATGATGATGCCTGGCCAAACACGATCAGCGAGGTCATTGCGGATCCATATGAGTTCGCGACCTACTGGAATGGTCGCATGGATGAGATCACACCGGCTGCCAGTACATATGAGGCAATCAGCCTTGAAATGGAGAACAGATCCTATCCGGGACTGTTCTACTTTGATATGGACCAGTACCTTACCTACGGTACGCCATATGCCAAGATGGGTGATCTGTATTTCAGCACAAAATAAAAAAATGGCACCGACCAAAAAGGTCGATGCCAAGGTATCTCGCGATACACAAAAACTCTAAAAATATTGTACCGCGGGATGCCCCAAAAGTCAAGAAAAGTCAGCATTTGCGAGGCTTTTTCATAACACTATCAATATATTAAACTTAGGAGCATTTGACGTGGCATACAGACAGACTATATATGACTGTGGATCCTGTAAGGATTTCCAATATACATACGCCGGGAATTATGGAGCCAAGGGAGAGACCAGAGCACCAAGAAAGAAACCAACCCCGGAGCAGATAGAAAAGCAGAACCAGAGAAATAAGGAGAAGAAAGTCCGAAGGGAAATGCTTCTCAATTTCAAAGAGGGTGACTACTGGATCACCCTGAAATATAAAAAGGGATACCGACCGAGTACCAAACAGGTGCTAAAAGATTTTCGTAATTTTCGGACAAGACTTGGAAACAGGTACAAGGCAAGAGGACAGCCCCTCAAATACATATACCGGATCGAGATAGGCAAGCAGGGCGGTGTGCATATTCACTTCCTGGTCAACGACATCGGGGACACGGATAAGTTGGTCAAGGGAGAATGGGATAAGGTGCAGCAGTCGGCAGGCATCTATTTTACCCATGCATATGAGGAGGGTGGCTTTCAGGCACTTGCTGAGTACGTGACCAAAAAACCAAAGGGCAAGGCATTAGAACAGATCAGCCTTTTTCCGGAAGCCGAACAAAAGCATTATATCGCCTATAACGGATCCCGGAACCTGATACGACCGGAACCGGAAATAAAAGAGTACAGCCATTGGACGATGGCACGTATTTTGCGGGATGGACCGGAGCCTTCCCCGGGATATTACATAGACAAGGCTACCGTAAGGCAAGGGGTAAATCCATTTACTGGGTATTCCTACCTGTACTATACGGAGAGACGATTGGATGGAAAGAGAGGTGATCCGCCGTGGATGTCAATCTTTACCTAGAATCCACAATCAAATCGCCCCAGGCAAGTGATGGGATCATTGGATTTGTGATAGAAGTACCGACCAAGGGAGAACCGGCAACAAAAAGCCAGTTCTACAGAGTAAATGCAACGAAAAATCAGTCTCAACTCATGATTTTAAACATAGCACTGTCACATTTGAAGAAAATGCCCTTCGCATTGAGTATTTATGCGGATTTTGAGTATCTGGAGAGTGCATTTTCACAGGGGTGGATAGATGAATGGGAGAAAAATGGATGGAAAAATGCAAAAAATGAGCCGGTCGGGAACTCTGCCATGTGGCAGGAAGCCTTGATTTTACTAAATGGGAACGGCATTTCGTGGCATATAGGAGAGAAGCATAGTTATAAGAATTGGATGATAAGTCAAATGAAGGAGGAATAAGGCATGTATGACATTTTTGGAGAATTTGATTCAGCGGATGAGATTAATGCATCCGCAGAGGGACTTTTCAACGAGGGAGATTATGAAAATATGAAGGTGCTGGCAAAGGAGAACGGAATCGAGAAGGATTTCGTAGAGATGTATCTTGCCGGAGACATTCCGGTGCTCTGTGATACGACCAGTGCCGCGCTTGGTAAGTTAGAAGTGGAGGCATCCGAATTGAAGCCGGTAGAGATCATGGAGGACTGGCTGGAATATATCAAGATGTGCTGTGCCGATGAGGCGGAAATGGCAAAAGCCGTCCGTGCTAAGGGCAAGAGCCTAAAGGGATGCATGGCGTCACTCCTGGCATGGAGTTTTAAGGCACGTTATAAGGTGGATGCCGAGATCGTAAAGCAAGCCAAGATCGGAAGTGCCAGAGTGGAAATGGGGATCCCGGGCATGGGAACGGCAAAGCATCTGATCAGAGAGTATTATCTGGGAAAGTAGGTGCAGCATGCCAAGAAGATCAAAAAGACAGGACAGGCTCTGTGAGGAGCGCAATGCGTCCATAAAACCGATTCCAAAAGACTGGATGAAACTGATGAGAGAAGAAATGGACGACGAGCATCGCATTTACTACAAAAAGACTCGAAGCACGATAGAGGTTATTTGTTCGCTGACAGGAAAGCAGGACACGTTTTACCGGCATGAGGACGACGACCCCTACAGTCAGAAAAGGATCATGCAGCAGGATCCGGCTCATAACGATTATGGCAAGTGCCCGGTCTGTGGAAAATATGGCAAGTTTGTTTCTCCGGGCAGAGCCAAGCAAAAGGATGTTGATACGAAGTATTACACCTTTTACAACCAATGGGAGGAAGATGGGCTTGTGGCAAGGCATATCGAAGTGTGGCGAAGATACTACAACCAATACAGCGATTGTAAAGGACCAAAAGCCTATCGGGAAGAGGTCACAGAATATGCCAGAACCTATCTGAAGATTGGACAGGAAGCGCAGACGGATTTTTGTAAGATTGATTATTATAGCGACAGAGAGTTCTGGGATTATAAAAACCTTTATGGCTATGCCAATATCAAAGTGATAGATGAAAGTGCAAAGGAATTGAACATTTTATTGCTCAGAAGGGCGCCATGGAAATATACGCTTGATGTATATGATCAGATCAATGGGAGCCGTGGCGTAAACAAGACAAAGTTGGCGTTCTTGAAAAGATATGTGCAGTACCCGGAAATTGAGATCATGTTTAAGACAGGTATGTATCAGTTGGCAGCAAATCTGATCAATGGTTGGAAAATCAAAAGATACAAGGGCAAACATATCTGGGATCAGTACGGCATAACCAAGGAGCATTGGGATTATATCCGGGAGCATGATCTGGGGATTGGAGTAACAAAAGCATTTCAGAAAAACGATATGTGTGGATATGGATGCACCGCGGACCAGATACAGTGGCTATACAATAACATCCATTTGGAGTTAGAAGATATGGTATTTGAATTGACCACGCCGACAAAACTGATCAATTACATCAAGAAGCAAAAGAAGGCAGATAACGATTATATAACAGCATACGATGTGTATTCGCATTACATCGATTATCTGAATGCAATGAATACTATGAACTATGATCTGACCAATACAGTATATCTTTTCCCTAAGAATTTGCAGGTAAAGCATGACGAAGCCGTACATAGACTGGCAGTGCAGCAGGATGATATCAAAAAGCAGAAGAAAAATGAGGAGTTTAAGAACATTGCCAAGAACTTTAAGAAACTGTGTAAAAAATATGCATATGAAGATGGCGAGTTCTTGATCCGACCGGCATCGTCCGCCAGTGAGATCATCACAGAGGGGAGAGAGATGCATCACTGCGTTGGCGGTGATTATTATCTGCAAAAACATAATAAAGGACAGACATATATACTGCTGATGCGACGTCGCATAAATCCCGAGATACCATTTTGCACCATAGAGATTAAGGAAAGTCAGATCATACAGTGGTATGAAGCAAATGATAAGAAACCACATAAAAAGACTATCCAGCCGTGGTTGGATGCCTATGTAGAACATTTAAAGGAGAAAAAGCATGGAACAAATGGAACTGAACTTGCAGCAGGCTAAACAAGAGATCCGGGAGGAGATGGCAAAGACCGCCCAGAGTTTTATCGTGATCGGCTATCGCCTGCGACAGATCTTGGATAGCGGAGCATATATCCAGGATGGATATAACGATTTCAATGAGTTTGCCAAGAAAGAATTTGGTTTATCCCAGTCCGGGACAAGCCGCTTTATATCGATCAATAAGAATTATTCGGAAAATGGATATGGACCGGTACTGCGAGAAGAATATCGGGGCTATTCCTGTAGCCAACTGACCGAGATGCTGTCACTGTCAGAAGATGACCGGGAACTGGTAACAGAAGATATGCCGGTAGCACAGATTCGAGAAGTCAAAGATTTTGTCCGGGAAGAAAACAAACTGGCAGGACAGACCAGCCTTTTTGCAGAGACGATCGATGCAAGAGCCTTGTATCTGGAAATGTTTAAGGGCAAAGCAAAAGAACTGCGCCATTTGTTGGAGGATGATGTAGATGAGAAGGAGGTCTGTGAGACGATCAACCCGGCAGGCTCCAAGGTGTTCCGCTATAAAACTGTGATGGTCATTATGGCGGAGCAGGTAACGATCCGGGTCTTTGGTGGAAACCAGGAAAAGATCACATATATGGATCTCTTAAATGATGTGAGACAGAACCTAACACTTTCAGATGCACAGGAGAAAGACAGCGAGAAAAATAATCCATTACAGGATGAGGAAAAACATAAAAAAGCAGACCCGGTTAAAAAGAAAGAGCCTGAACCAGTAGAAAAGCCGAAAAACGTTGATTCTACTCTATGTGAAGCAAAGTCAGAGCAGGTGAGCAATGATGCAGCAGGTGGGGAACCGGATCACGCGGTAGATGACTCCGACAAGGAGCCGGATCAAAGCTCTATGCAGCAGGTGGAAAAGGTCGAGGGCGAGGTTGTAGAAGAGAAGCCGGCACTGGACGCAAGCACCATGAGAGGATATAAAGCGGCTATGAGTTCACAGATCCGGCAGTTAGGGCACTATATGGATACTGAAAACTGGCAGGGAATGAAGAAGGTTGCAGAGGACATTGCATGGAGGGCAGGGAAGATCCTGGGAGAGGCGTAGGTATGAGCAAAATAAAGAATACGCGTAACAATTTGCGAAAAGCAAGGATGGATAGTGGCATGACCCAGCAAGGTGTAGCAGATCAACTGGGAATAAGTCTTGGGTACTATCAGAAAATTGAACAAGGAACCAGAACAGGAGATTTTGAGATATGGGATGGTTTGGAAGATATTTTCAAGATTCATCAACGGATTCTGCGTGAGATTTCATGAAATCATCGCGACAAAGAAGATAGTCTAAGGAAACGTCCAGTATTTCAGCAATGGATACCAGACATTCAAGTGATGGAGAACGCTCTGCCTGTTCGTATTTTTGATAAGCATTGAGCGAGATACCTAGTGCATCAGCCATGTATTGTTGTGTGTAGTGATGTTCCATGCGGATTGATCTAAGTCGTTTGTTGAACATGACAACCTCCAAAATTGTTCTTGACAATTACATACAGATTGTACTATAGTGCATTTAAAAATAATACATACAAAATGTATGTAAGAACTAGGAGGAATATTATGGATACACAGATGAATGTTACAGACGGACAAGTGGCAGTGATGATATTTGACAAATGGCAAGACTTATTAACACAGGGAGAGATAGCAGATTGTAGAAGATTTCATGATGATTTTTTTGCGTTATATGGTAAAGAGGTGCAAGGAGACACAGCACCATATTATTTGATGTTTTGTGCTTTTGTTGGAGCCATGGATATGGTTGATATGGTCGAGAAGGAGGGGAAGGGTGAAAGAATTAAAAACATTTGAAAACTGTGAATTTGGAATAGTACGGATAGTCGAGGTTGATGGCAAGACATACTTCGTAGCAAATGATGTCGCAAAAGCATTGGGATACAGTAATCCAAGTAAAGCCACAAATGATCATTGCAAAAATGCGGTGATGATGTGGGGTAACGATTCGTTAGGTCGTCAACAGGAATTTAAAACAATCCCAGAGGGAGACGTATATCGTCTTGTGGTTAAGTCGCAACTTCCACAGGCGGAAAGATTTGAAAGATGGGTGTTTGATGAGGTGCTGCCATCTATTCGCAAACATGGAGTGTATGCGGTTGATGAATTGTTAAATAACCCTGACTTGGCGATTAAAGCATTTACAGCCCTAAAAGAGGAAAAGGAGAAGAATAGAGACTTGCTGGCTGATAACGAACGCATGAAGCCAAAAGAAATATTTGCAGATGCAGTGGCAGCCAGTCGTACATCAATACTTATTGGAGATCTAGCAAAACTACTGAAACAGAATGGAGTAGACATTGGTCAGAAACGATTATTCGCATGGATGCGAGAAAATGGATATTTGATCAAAAGAGCGGGAACTGATTGGAATATGCCAACACAGAGGAGCATGGATATGGGACTTTTTGAAATAAGGGAAAGCGTTACCAATAACCCAGATGGGTCCGTGAGGATCAATAAGACTACAAAAGTTACTGGTAAGGGACAACAGTATTTTATCAATAGAATTTTAGAAAGGAAGAATAATGGCGAAGCGTAAGAAACAGACCAGGGCGCATGATTTCACACCAGCCACAAGAAAGCGCATAGAAGATCGGGACATGGGGTGTATCTTCTGTCGGATGGGCTACCATATGCCGGAGTATGACTACTTTGCGACCCATGCGTTTTCAATCATGCACTACATACCGAGATCACAGGGCGGTCTTGGAATTGAACAAAATGCAGCAGTCGGCTGTATCTATCATCACAATCTGATGGATAACGGAAGCAAGGGCTTGCGCCCGGAAATGCTGGGGATCATGAAAGCATATCTCCAACGCATCTATCCGGGATGGAGTGAGGAAGAATTAACGTACAAAAAGTGGAAGGAGATGGAAAAATGTTTACAAGAACAAACAAATTAAAGGTGATATTCAAAGAGGCATATGAGGATCACGCGCTGGATATCGGTCTAACAAAGGATAATGTATATATCATTCGCGGGCATATCTTTATGCTGGTCTGTCCTGCGGAGCAGATTGACAATGAAGTATTAGCAGAGTTAGTCAAGTTGACCGGTGGGCTGCCGAATAAGGGCGAAGCCATTAGTTATGTGAAGAACGACGAGCAACAGATGACGGATTTAGAATTTCTGCACGAAGATCTGTATGAACAGTGGGAAAAGGCAAAGAATCCGGTCAATGCAACAAGGATGATCATATCCAGTGAAAGTGATATGCAGATTGTCTATCAGACGAAACAGTTGGAGCCGATCATGGTACCGGCGAGATTACATAATTGTATCGGACTGCCAAGAGGGGCTAACGAAGAAATGCAGACTACTCGTCTGACCGAAGATGGAAAATTGATCACCGTAAGTAATGAGATGCAGTTCCGGTTCGATCAGCATAAAATCAAGTGGCTCCAAGAGTGGGAGATCCTTGATAAGTGTAAAGGCATTGACCTGAACTGGTCGCTTGTGGATGTCAATCTGTACCAGTAGAAAAATGGTTGAAACACCTTAAGAAGCAGCGATTTTGCAGATAACCACGAAAAGCCATGGCGCCGCCTCATAAGTGGGGCGGCAGAAAGGAGCAAGATGACGATCAGAAAGTGTCCGGTATGTGGAGGGGCGTTTGAGGCATATATGCGCCAGAAATATTGCAATGAAGTATGCGCAGAGAAAGCAGCATTAGATTTGCGCCAGAAACGATGCGAGAAAGAGAAAAAGAAAAGAGCGCAGGCGCGAGAAGAAAGGGAAAGGAAGAAAAAGACCACAAGCCTTGCGCAGGATGCTATGGATGCTAGAGCCAATGATATGACCTATGGCAAGTACATGGCAGCAAAGTACAAGGTAACGATCACAAGACAGTAGACGAGCATCATGCAGCAGGATGAAATGATGTGGAAAAACATAGAAAAAGAGGATATAATAATCAAAAAGAGAGCCTAAGAGCCTGATATGTGGAGCAGAGACTTCATGTATTAGGCTCTTATTTGTTTGACAGGGGGTGCAGAGCATAGGGCAAAGTATGAGAAGTGGTTGGAACCAGAAAACTTGCTGAAATTGGAAGGATGGGCGCGGGATGGTCTGACCGAGGAACAAATAGCCGAAAAAGTGGGTGTGAATGTAAAAACACTGTGGACGTGGAAAAAAACATATCACCCGATTTGTAATGCCCTAAAAAAGGGAAAGGAAATTGTAGACCGAAAAGTTGAGAATGCTTTGCTTGAAAGAGCCATAGGTGGTGTGCATGAAGTCCGAAAGACATTTAAGGTAAAACATGTCTATTATGACGACCATGGACGTAGGTGTGAAAAAGAGGAATTGGTTGTAGGCAAGGATGAGGTCTATATCCCGGGAGATACGACTGCACAGATTTTCTGGCTAAAGAATAGAAAACCGGAAGATTGGCGAGATAAACGTATTGTGGAGGATGATGCCGGGGACAAGACTAATGAGATCGTCAAGAATATGCAGACGATAGCGGATATATGGCGGAATCCTGTAAATAACCGTAATATTGACGATCTTGAAAAAGAGGCGAATCATGAATAATCCGGCACCGTTATCCAAAAGACAATATGACTACTTCCTGCGTTGCTTTTCCAGTTGGTTCAATGTTGCGGAAGGTGGTAAGCGTGGAGGAAAGAACGTCTTACAGACGATGATCTTTTGTGCCATGCTGGAGAATCACCCAAATAAGATACATTTGGTGGCAGGAGTTTCTAATGCCACAGCAAAACTGAATATCCTGGACTGTGATGGCTATGGTCTGCTCAATTATTTTGAGGGGAGAAGCCGGGAAGGTAAGTATAAAGACCGTGATTGTGTATATGTGCAGACAAAGACCGGGGAAAAGATAGTCTTGGTATCCGGTGGTGGCAAAGACGGTGATGAGAAACTGATAAAAGGTAATACATACGGCATGGCATACGTTACAGAGGCGAATGAGTGCCAC